CATGAAAGGCACTATGTCTACGACTACTGCTACTAGTACAGCTGGCGGTCTTACTTCAGTAGACTATACAGAAACTGCAAAGTATTTACCTTTACCAGATACCATTATAGGGGTTAACAAAGTATTTAAAATGGACTCATCAACCATATCGGCTGGTATGTTCAATCTTAAATATCAGATCTTCCTTAATGATTTATACTACTACGGGGCAATAGATTTACTCAACTATAGTATGACAAAATCATATCTAGAAACTCTTGATTATATGCTTAATCCTGATGTTCAGATAAGATTTAATAAGAAGAATAGTAGACTATACATGGATATTAATATCAATGAACTTACTAATGATCACTTTATAATCATAGATTGTTTTAGGATTATTGATCCTCAAGGTGAAACAGCTGTTTACAATGATCACTGGCTTAAACAGTATACCACATCTTTAATAAAAAAACAATGGGGACAGAATCTCATTAAGTTTACTGGTGTTAAATTGCCTGGCGGATTAGAACTTAATGGTAGACAGATATATGACGATGCTGTCATGGAGTTAGAGAAACTCGATGAGAAGTTAATGCAAGAATATGCAATGCCACCACTAGACTTTGTTGGATAATGCCTTTATCACCTTTCTTTTTAAACGGATCTCCAAGTGAACAAAGACTAGTTCAAGACTTGGTGAATGAACACTTACAGTTGTTTGGACAGGATGTTTTGTATCTTCCTAGAAAAATTGTTAACAGGAATACTGTTATAAGGGAAATTACTGCGTCTAAATTTGATGATAGTTTTAGATTGGAAGCTTATCTTGTTAACGTTGACGGATATGGCACTCCATCAGATGTTTTAACTAAGTTTGGTGTTCGTGCAACAGATGAGGTCACTCTTGTTGTATCTAAAGAGAGGTATGATGACTTCATTACTCCATTTATAAAATCTTTTCCAGCTGAAGAAAGATTAAATGCATCAACTCCAAATGAGGGAGATTTGATTTATTTACCTTTAGATAATACTTTATTTGAAATTAAGTACATTGAAAGAAAAGTTCCATACTATCAAGTCAACGACTTGTTTATGTATGAGTTTAGATGTGAAATCTTTGAGCCTGAAGATGAAGTTATTGATTTACCTGATGGACTGACAGATAAGGAAGGAGTGGATGTCGATGATATTGTTGGTTCCACTAGTGGACAGGTAATAACTATACAGATGGAGAAAGACACATCTCAGAATGCTGTGGCATATGTATCTCTAGCATCTACATTTGCTGGTGTAAAATCTGTTCAACGTGTTCCAATGTTTGATGGAGGTAACTATAGGGGAACTCCTGACGTAGAAATATTTAAACCTCAAGGAGGAAATCAAGCGACTGGTACAGTTACTATCGCTGAAGGTGGTATAGACACAATATCATTAACTTCAGGCGGATCTAATTACTTGAGTGTGCCTTCTGTTAGTTTCACCCCTCCAAACAAGACTACATCATCTCAAATAAAATTTGGAAATAACTCTCTACATCACACTACAATCACTGATGTAATTGGTGCCAACTTTGCATTTACTAGTAATGTAGATTCTAGAGATAGTGGTAATGGTAGACTATCATTAAGTTTCTGGTTATATCCAACTAAGTTTGATCCAGCAACTAATGGTGGAACAGTCATGTGGACTGATAGATTCAAGATATACTACAGAGAAACAGGTAATATAGTATTCGCTTCTGGTTCTGGATCTATTGAAAATACAACACAACTCAATCTAAATGCTTGGAACTTTATTAGAGTAGAACAATATAATACTGACGCAACTATATCTGTGAATGGAACTGCAAGTAATAGTTTGAATACAGCAAACCCAATTATGTTCTTTGCAGGCGATACCCTGAACTTAGGTGCTGATGCTTCAGGACAAGGATTCATTCCATCTCAAACTGCATCATGGGAAGGTTATATGGATCATATAACTATCAACTTAACTGGTGATAATTCCACAAGAGCTGCCAGTGCAGAACAAGTTCCAACATCAGAAACTCAACAGGAGACTGATGTGCAAACAGGAACAAATGCATCGTTTATTCGTAAATTAGATAACGAACATCCAGTAGTAATTTGCACAACCAATGCAGCAAGAGAAGTATCCGCATTGTCTATTAATTATGAAGGTTGGGGATATACCTCAGTTCCTATTATGACTATTGAATCACCAACAACAGGAACTCAAGCAACTGCTGTTGCTATTATGACAAGTAGAACTGGTGTTCCAAATATGTCTGTTGATAGAATTTTATTAATAAATCCAGGCACAGGATATACTACACCACCACAAGTTGTATTCACTGGTGGATCTCCTGTATCCACTGCAATTGCAACTGCTGTTGTTTCTGAAGCAGTATTAGGGCCTATCGGAATAACTACTGGTGGACTTGGTTACAGCTTTACACCTACCGTTGGTATTACATCTGTATACATACAACAGTCCAATGAAACTGAACCTTTACTGATGAACGCACAAGCGGAAGCAGTGGTGAGTACAGCTGGCACTGTGGTTCAAGTTAGATATAGTAACGCTGGTGCTGGTTACACATCAACATCTGCATCTGTTTCAATATCTTCTGTTACATCAAATTCCTTTGGTGAATATACTAAGAATGAAATAGTCAAAGGTGTATCTACAGGAACAAGTGCATACGTTTCAAATTGGAATACAGCAGATAATATTCTTAAAGTTTCTATTCCAAGTGGAGACTTTGCAGTAGGAGAAGTTATTGTAGGTGCTGCAGCGAGTTACAGAGTTCTATCTGTAGACTCAGAATTCAATATTGCGTTCGCTGGAAACGACGAAATAGAGACAGAGGCAGACACAATTATAGACTTTTCAGAAAGAAATCCTTTTGGTGAGTTCTAAATACTATTATAAGGTGGTAATATTATGTTAACTAATCACTTCTATCATGAGATCATTCGGAAGACAATTGTGTCTTTTGGAACCCTCTTTAATAATCTTGAGATACAACACAAAGATAAGTCTGGTAAAACAGTCAGTGTTGTAAAAGTCCCCATATCTTATGGCCCTCAACAGAAATTTTTAGCAAGAATAGAACAAGGTAGAGACTATCAAGATGGTGTTGCAACTACATTAAGTTTACCTAGAATGTCTTTTGAAGTCATGGGTATGAACTACGATGCAACTAGAAAGGTATCTACAATGCAGACATTTAAGTCTGTAAATAAAAATACTAATAAGATGGTCAAGTCATTTATGCCTGTTCCATATAATATCAACATGCAACTTAGTATTATAGCTAAATTGAACGAAGACGCAATACAGATACTAGAACAAATACTACCATATTTCCAACCAGCATTTAACTTAACAGTAGATTTAGCAGATGTTATTGGAGAGAAAAGAGATATGCCAATCACTCTGGAAGGAATTCAGATGGAAGATAATTATGAGAACGACTATCTCGAAAGAAGAGCATTGATATACACTTTAAACTTTGTATGCAAGACATATCTATTTGGCCCTATCAATAATAGTACTGACGGATTAATCAAAAAAGTACAAACTGATTATATGAGTGGTACAGAAAATCTTAAAACTGCACCTAGACAACAAAGGTACACCGTTACACCAGCTGCGGTTAAGGACTACAATGCAGATGCTACTGCAGCAACTAATGAAGTGTTGGATACTATTAAGACTGAATTTGATGTCAACAGTGCCATCGCATTTAGAAAAGGTGATTATATACAGGTAGATGATGAGAAAATGCTAATTAGATCCATAACAGGTAATAGGTTACTAGTAAAACGTGGTCAATATTCTAGTCTTATACAACCACATGACATAAATGTACCAGTTAATGTAATTAATATACAAGACGATGTTCAAGTCATTGAAGGTGATGACTTTGGATTTGGCGAAACTAGAAATGATTACGCTGATGGACAAGTCTATAGTAGTAGTCAAGGGAGGGACTCTGACTTATGATTGAAGACGAAACATTTGACGAAATAGAT